CCTTCCTTGCACCACGCCCCGGTCGGGAACTTGTCCCCGTCGGCATAGGCCAAATCACCCATTCGCAAGACATATCCACAAACCGTGGAAAGCTGCGTCTTTTTCTGGGTCTCCTCCGCCAACACAATGCCTCCCCGGGACTTTTCAGCTCCCCGGTACGGCAAAATGGCAATGCGCCACCCTGTCGGCCTCGGAATGGTGTCAATAACGGATTGATCAAGCTTCTCAGGATCAAAACCGTGCTCTGTATAGGCATCCTCCAACGCAGGCGCTTTATTGGCCGATTCTTCTGCCCATTTGCGCTCCAACGCGGTCATACCCATCGGTGGTGTTGCAACTTCGACTTCCATGGTGCCCCTTTCAGGTTAAAAATCCTCGTCGCCCGTGGCGTTCTTAACAAGCACTCTCACGGATTCTTCGACCAGACTTAAACCTTCAAGGCGTCCCATCATGAAACGATAACGCTCCATGTCGGCAATGCCTCCACTCAGCACAATGTCTTGGGCCTGTTGACGGTGCTTTCTGATTTCTTTCAGAATTTCTTCTGCAAACTCAAGCATGGTCATTTCCATGAAAAGCAGCCGGTTTACCGCACCGGCTGAGAGCGCTACTACAGATCAGTATATCTTTACTGGACGGTTCCCATCCTTCTTTTTCACAATCATCGCCGGCCCCTGCACGCCCTTGGCCTTCTTAATTACATCCCCACCCTTGGCCATTTTGCGCGATTTTCCAGCCTTGTCATAAGCAATTGCGGCCGCTTGTTTAGCGGCGGCAACCTTACTCTTGGGCCTGCTGGTGCCGATTTTGCCCGTTTCCTTGTACGCCCCGACCATCTCTCCAATATTGGAGCTAATAGTCTTCTGGCTAGACCCCTTTTTAAGCGGCATTTTGCCCTCCCCTGGGTAATGTCTGCACTTTGGCGGCCTGCAACGCCAGCCGCTGCTGGTCAATCTGGTTACGCTGCTGCAACCGCTGCTGATCCAGCGCCAACCGCTGCTGATCAATCTGGTTATCGGCCTGATCGGCCGCTGCACGCTGCTGCAGTTCCTGTTGCTTCAACGCAACGATTGGGTCTTCGCCACCACCAGTAAACTGGTCCTGCATCGTTCGCACATCCTGCATGTACTGTGCGATACGCATGGCAATCATGCCTTCTTTCTGAATTTGCGAAACCATCCGGTCAGGATCAGTCCCATACGCTTTAAAAAGGTCGGCTTCCACATCTTCTTCTGCCTTTAATCGTACGTGGTCAAGAATGTGGCGCTGCAACATCATGGCTGACATCGGATTTGCCTGCAAAATGGGGGACAACCCCATCATCAGGTGCGTCGCAATGTGCGCATCATGCTGCTGGCCGGCGAATGCCTTCAACTGCATGTTGTTAAGTACATCCGCGTTCTCCGTCGCAGGATCACGCGGCATCTGCGTGTTCTGCGGCAGCAAAATCCCGTCAATATCCCGGACATTGAGCGCCGCATACACACGATAGTAGGCCTCGTACATGTTGTGCATGTTCGGAGCCGACTGCGCAAGCTGAAGCTGCATCTGCGCAAGCTGAATACGCTGCGCCGTGCTGAAAATGTTCGGGTCTGCCACCGGCAACACCGAAACCATGTCATTGAAGTCCGCACGCTTGATCTTGCGACTCGCGCCAGGCACTTCATAGGGGTACTCGTCGGGAAGAAACGTCCCAAAGCCCTCAAACAACAGCCGAAACTCAAGCGTCTGCGCATAATGCATCCGCTTGTGGATGCTGGACATGACCATCGAGCCCCGTTCCAGGAGCGCCAGCGTCGTTCCGACCTGCGCGTACTGGTTTCCGTCGCCCACCTGCATGTCAGCCGTGCTGGAAAGCCGCTTTCCGGCGTCTACAAGGAAGCCCAACAGTCCAAACAGCACTTGGCTCGGCTCTTTGTACGGCAAAGGCAACAAAGAAGCCGAAATTTCCGCTCCACCCACGTCAATATCGCGCCATTCACCCGGCTGAATCGGCGTGGAGTCGTCCGCAATCCTCGCGCCCTTCGCTTTGAAGCCCGCAGGAAGGTTTGCAAGCGTTCCCGCGTCGATCAATTGACGCAAAGCGCTGCTTGCGCCCTTGGACAAGCCCCCAATCAGGTGCACAAACCCCAATCCATACGCCCCAGGGCCCTCTATAAGCACGTAATGGATGAAATAATTACGCCGATTCTTCAGTTTGTCGTTTTCACGCCAATTCCGGCGGATTCCGACCACCTGCAGCGTGTCTTCAGCCAGCGTGACGACATACGGAAGCTTGATTCCAGTTGGTTCACCGTCAGAATCACAGTCTTCAAAGCCGGAAATGTCTAAATCCACCATCATTTCCAGCAGGAAAATCTCGCCAACATCGTCTGTTGGCTGCACCCCCACCGCTTTGTCGACCGCTTGCTGGATTTGGCTCGGATCGGCCGGGGTCGTTGAGCTCTCAACGTTGACATCCAGGTACTCACCGGCCACAACACGCTTGCGATAGTCGTTGGAATCCATCGCAATACGGTGCGTGATCCGCGCACATTGGCTCATGACGCTCGAACCGTTGTACGGAATGAACACATCATCAGCCAAACACAACTTTGAGACCATCCGGTCGAGCTGATAGTCGTAATACACCTTCTTGAAGGTCGAACCACCGTAGCCCGTGTAGAAAAGCAACTGATCAAACTCCGGTGTGTACTCCTCCATCACCGTCGTGATCTGGTAATTCATGAAATCTTGCACGCGAGAGGCCTGCTGGTACTTCTCGACCGTCTCTTTGCCCACGATTTGACTGCGAACAGGACCCCCAGCAGGCAACAACTCCTTAAACGCCTGCGCCTGAAACTGCACAATGGCCTCTGTCAGCATCGGATGCGCCACGCCTGACGCTCCACGGAACGGCTTAGTACGCTCTTCAAGCTTTAGGCCCAGCAAATCTAGACCCTTGGCGTACATCTGCTCCCAATCCGAACGCGAAGACTTGTCCGCCTCGAACAAGGCAGACACTTCAATGGCCACCCGGCTCAACTCCTCCGGCTCAATCACCTCTGCAAGATTGGCGTAGAAGTCCACCTCATTGCCGGCGTCCTCGCCGATCTCAACCGTGGCACCCCCGTCATCGTCAATCACCACCTCAATGTCCATCTGAGGCCCAGGTGAGCCGATCACTACGTCCAGCACAGGCGCTTGGTTGACTGCTTTATCAATGGGCATTGCGTTTCCTTATGCGTGGGCCTTGATGAAGGACTCATTTTTATCCACAAGGCCTCCCTTCTTAAAAGGCACCCCTTGCTTCTTCAACTTCTCAGCACCCTCAACACCCCACACCACGGCGGGATGCATGATTTCTTGACCGTCACGAGTCGTTAACGTTACAGAACGGTACTCGAATCCCGGACCGAGGTCCTTAACGACCTGTTTAAGATTGTTCGGCAGCTTCTCATACAACTGAGACTGCGCCGACTCTGCTCCTGGGAACGCCACAAAATTATCCCCCCGGTTGACGGCAGCAGCAATAGCGTTCTTTGCCATCAATTGCTGGATTACTTGCGGCGAATTCTCCATCCCAGGGAAGGACTCTGCGATTGAATAGGTGCCTTCCCGGATCCTGTCAGTGATCCTATTCAAGCGGGCGGTAAGGCTTTGCAACTCACTCCGAGCCTTCGACAGCTCTTCCAACGGTGCCCCAGAAGAACGCAACTCAACAAAGTTCTTTATCAATGCATCCTGCTGCTGCATAAGCGGCTGCACAACCTCTTCGTAATCCTTCTTAGCACTTCCGCCAAGAGGCCCACGCTTACGTATGTCATCAAGCCTGTCAGATTGAAGCTCATGGACATAAATGCCCTTGACTTCCCCTACCCCTGGAATGTTTGTAGTGTGCTCACTAAAGCGGCTAAAAGAGATTGGATCAGGGCCCCCACGCAAAGCAGCATGTTGCCCGCGATAGGGAACAGATTGAGCTGGCCGGGCCCTTTCTAATACCTGCCTAAGAATCCGGTTTGCGTCATTGACCGCCTCATGTAACAAAGTTCGAAATGGCGCTAGCGATTCTTCTACATAGTTTGAAGCCGGCGGTTGCCAATATGTTACTTTGTACGCGTCATTCCCACGAGCATATGAATAGGGCTCCGGAAGAAAAAGAGACTCAAGCTCTCTTGTTGCTGTGATGCCATAGTCTGATTCAAGCTTCCTTAATATAGCCCCATGATATCTTTTTGACACGTCAATTGGGCTCATTCCGGGCTCACCCGCCTGCGCAAGTCTAGCCGCGTTATCTAACTCTTTTTTGAATGCTGGGTCTAAACTAGGATACATCAGCGCATCACGAAGGTCTTGGAAGTTCCGTTTATTCTGGTGTGCAGAAGCATATGCGTCAAAGACTTCTCTGATAGCGGGCAAAGCTTCCGGATTAGTTTTACCGTATAAGTCATCAATCTCATTACGAAAATTTTGTAGATCTGCCGGATCCCTTGGAACAGTCATGTAAGTTCTATCAATCACCGAGTCAAACTTACTAGTCAAGGCTTCTTGCTTATTAATTCCACCCAAAGGGGCATCCTGAAGAAGATGAATCACCCCTAGTGGTTTCCCCTTGTAAGGGTTGTCCATTGAGGCGTAAAAACTTTCCGCTTCAGGCGGCACTACTTGAGTACGGTAATACGCTGGATCATACTGCTCCTTGATGCGGTTAAGAAGATCAGAAGGACTAATCTTGTCCGCGTCTTTTAGGTCCGCCAAAGCCTCTTTGGCGCGACCAATCTCGTAGTCCCTGAACTTGCCTTTCAATTGCCCCAAGAACTGGTCCTTACGAACCGGCGAAGAAAGCCCCGACACAAACGTGTCCAACCGTCCCACAAAGGGCGCTTCTGCGCTAGGAAGTGGCGTAAACAGCGAACTCTCTTGCGCACCTTTAGCACCAGGAGGAACCGCGTACATCGGCTTGGCCGCACCGGAAACCACTTTGGCCAACGGGCCCGTGTCCTCCATGACCGCACGGTCAAGCTGCTTTAGCGCTTCCATGCCTCCCGACTTTATGCCCTGGCCCGCGAGCTGCGTACCACGGACAACACCACGCGTCACCCCAGCCGGGTTGACCATCGACCCCAGAAATTCGGTTAATTGTCGCGGCCCTTGCAAACGCTCTTCCTTCGTGTCCGGAGCCCGAATGCCTGCGTCGGTCAACTTCTCTTTAATCCAATCGCTGCCCAGCCACTGCTTTTCCGGCACGTTCACAAACGGACGCATCAACATCGTTGAAAGGTCCATCGGAGCACCCGCCATCACCGCCGGCACGTCCTTAAGCCCATAGATCGCTTCGCGAATGAACTCCTCGTTGCTGATGCGCGGGGGCGGCAAGTTCTCCCCGCTTCGCGCCATCAACGTCTCAGGGTCCACGATCTCGCCTTCTTCAGGAGAGCCATCGGCCCGCGAGACAGGCGTGTCTTTGTACTGACCGCCCGTCGGATCATCCGGCATCAACGACACCCGGCCGGGTTCAATCCCCTCCCGGCTGCCACGCTCCACCGCCGACATCACCGCCTGCTCCAGCTTCGCCGGATCAGACACTGTCCCGTGAAGCTCGGCCCCTAAGGCGTTGTTGTGCATGTCCGTGGGGTAATCCATCCTCGGCTTAGACAAGCCCAACCAATGCCCCATCGTGCGAAGCGGCGCTTCCTTGAACTCATGCGCCCCACCCATAAACTTCGCAACTCCAGTGCCAGTCTTGTCCGCTAAAATGGCCGCAGCCAACAAATGCCGCGCCGCATCGCGCTTGGCATTGTCCACTTTGGCCGGATACATCTCACGCGACACCGTATCAGCCCACATCGTCGCGTTCATAAAAGACGGGGCGGGAAGGCCTTCCGAGTAGGAAGAAGTCTCGGCCTTACCGCCCTTATCCTTTTTTACAGAACCACCCTTTTCAAACCGCTTCACCGCCAGGCTCTCGCGCACTAGCGTGGGCTTTTCAAGCGTGGGCGCTCCAAAGGTGTTCTTACCCAACCCCTTGGCCTCGTCCGTCACCGCCCGGTGCTTTAACGCATACTGACGCGCCAATTCCCGTAGCTGCGCCTTTGCCGACTTCTGCCCCTTGGGCTTGTAGTCCTTGAGCGTGGCCAACGACTCGGTGACCATGTCCATCTCTTTCGGACTCTCCGCGCCACCCCTAGAGGGCCCCGGTCCGCGAGGCATGGCCGCTGTTGCACGCTTTTGCGGCGTCACTTGGTCCAACATCTGTCGCGCCTGGCCCACATAATCCTCAACCTTGGGGCCTTCCTCCTCGTCCGCCATATTGCTGGCATTGGCCAACGCCGTCAGCGCCTCGATACTCGCCTCACCGCCTCTAGCAAACATCCGAACAGGAGTGGGGCCATTAGGCCCGAAATCTATTTCAGGCATACGGATGTCGGACGGGGGCTCTATGCGGGGCATAGTGTCTTTCCATTCCCCAGTTGGTCCCTTAGGAAAACCCGGGGGCCGTGGCACAAGGCCCATGTCCCGCGCCCGCTCCAACAGCAGTGCCCTGCGCGTGTTCTCGTCGTAGTTGGCAATCCTACGCAAGAACTCCGGGTCAAAAGGAACACTGTATCCCGTGTCAGGACCAGGACGAATAACGGGAAGAGTAGGGACACCATAGGCGGGAGCCCCTGGACCAGGACGAACATCGTTATAGGGAAGAGTGGGGACACCATAATACGGCGGCGGCGTCGCAATCGGCCTAATTGGAATAGGCGACGTCGGAGTAGTCGGAAATGGCTCGGGGGCCGCGTACCGAGGGCCTACTGGAATGGTCGGCGTCGCAATCGGCCGAATCGGTATTGGAGGACGCTCAAAAGTCGGAGGACGCTCAACAGGAAGGTCCGGCGTTACCACCGGATAAGTGCCCCGCCACCAGCCAGGATCACCCATCACCGGGGCAGAAGCGCCAGGAGCAGGGGTACCGGGGGTGGGGGTACCAGGAGCAGGGGTACCGGGGGCGGGAGTGCCAGGCGCGATATACCCAACGTCCCCAGGTGCAAGTCCAGGATTATTTACTTCATAAGAGTCCCCAGCAGTCACCGACGGCACTACATACCCACCGTCTGCGAACCGCTGCACAGGAACTGCCCTGACCGGACCGAGCTGCCCTAACATCATACGAGCCAGTAACGCGCCCTTTTGGTCGTCTTGCATAATTCATCCGTCCAGTCAAGAGTTTCGACATTTTATGCCTCAGTAGTACTCGGGGACAAGCCCTTCTTGCATCGCCGGCTCATCCTGAGCGTCCGTGTGCAAACTGACAAAATTCCCCTGCCTAAACCGCATCAACGCCATACTGGTGACGTCCACCATGTCGTCATTATCCCCGTTCGGGAACGCCGCACACTCCTCCACCAATTCCTCCGCCCAATCCGTGTCCGGGGCCCACACAATCCCCGCCTCCAAGATCGGCGCTACCGAATTAGCCCGCGAAATCTTGTCCTGACCCGCCCGACGACCCCCAGGAGAGTACATTGTCACCGGAACATTCATCCGTCGTAACTCTTGCTGTAACGTGATCCCCGTCGCCTTCGCCTCAATCAAGACATTGTCCGGTTGCCAATGGTCATACTGCTCCTTGGCCACCCGTTTGAGCTCCGGAAAGTCCATCCGCCTGCGCAAAACATCCAACAAGATGATGTGCGCCCCAGAATCCTCGTCCGGATAAAACACCCCCCACGTCGCAATCACCGAATAATCCGCCGTGTCCTTCTTCGAGTACGCCGTGTCCATCGTCTGAATGATGTAGTTCACAACCGGAGGCTCTTCGTGCGGCCAAATACGCCACCACTCCCTCTTCAAAATCGCACCCTCATCATTCGTGGGCTGCTGCTGATACATCGCGTTCCACTTCTGCACCGATAACGATGCACGGACCGCTTCCAACTCCTCCACCTTCCAGAACTCCGGCCATAAGGGTTTACCCGAAGGCAAGATGGCAGGCAGCTCAATCACCTCCCACTGGTCCGCGTTCCGCATCTTCTGCGCCTTGAGCAACCGGGACGTCATGTCCTTGGTCCCCCAACGCGTCATCACCACCACAATCGCCCCACCAGGCTGCAAACGCGTCCGAGGACCCCCCTGATACCACTCCCACGCATTGTCCAACGCTAAATCCGACTGCGCATCCTGCTCCGAATGCGGGTCGTCAATGATCAAGACATCCGCACCACGGCCGGTCATCGCACCACCTACACCCACAGCAAAATATTCCCCACCCTTGTTCGTGTCCCACCTGCCAGCCGCCTTAGAGTCCTGCTTCAAACTCACCTCAGGAAACAACTCCTTGTACAAAGGCTGATCCATCAAGTCGCGCACCTTCCTGCCAAACCGTACGGCAAGCTCGCTGTTGTGCGTCGCCTCAATGGCCTTGGTTCGCGGGTCTCTACCCATCAAGAACGCAGGCAGGAGATAGGACGCAAATTCCGATTTGGTATGACGAGGGGGCATGTTGATGATCAAACGCTTCAACGTCCCGTTAGCAATCCTGTCAAACGCCTTCGCCATCTTCTCGTGGTGCGCCCCAATAATTGCCTCCGGCCAGACATACCGTACGAAATCCAAGAAATGCGTACGCGCCCGGTCCTGCGCCTGAAGCTGACTCAAGCGAAGTTCAAGACGCAACCGTTCTGCTTCTATGTCTTCAGGAATCACTTTAACTTTGGTT